GGTAGGAGCAGCAGCAGAAACTAGACGTGAGATTTCGGATGCGCGATTGCGCTTTAATGCTTCAAAAGACATATATTTTCCTCGTATTACAGTGTGTATTTTTGTATTTCAGTGTATTTCACAGAATTCATAATATAAGAGTATATAGTATCACAAAAAATTTAAAAGTCAAGTTATAATTCTATACTGTTGTTTTTCTCAACCATAAGATTTAGTTTGATAGCTTCGTTCTCTATTTTGTGTTTAATATCGTTCGAAATGAATTTTTTAACATCTTCAATCTCTAAATTGTTTTTTTCGCAGAGATAAATTACTGCATCCAGATATGAATGCCCCTTTTCTTTTACCGATTGTTCAATTAACTTTCTAAACTTTTGCTTGGTTAACATCAAACTATCTAGTTTCATCTTCGTTGCTCCATACTTTGCCAATATCTGGATAATAAAATCCCTTTGTTCTCTTAATTGTTCCGTCTGGGTTGAACGCAGGAGATTTAACGACCCACATTACCTTCTTTTCTCGATTTTCTCCAAAATGCGTGTCGCTCCAAACTCCTGATCTTAAATAAGAAGATAAATTATAAACATAAGTCTGTGCTATCTGATAGTCAAGTCTTTGTTTAGGGTCTTTTGCTTCTTTATATTTGTCAATACCTTTTAAGTAGTCTTTCCAGATAGATAACCACTGTTTAACTTTATCCGGATGCAGAGGATGTTCCGGGTCAGTAGGAAATACCGTTTCTTCTGCCGCAAAATTTGCACGTATTTCTTTTGCTCGTATTAAGAGAGGTTTTAGATTTTTTTCTAAACTATTATAAACCGTCTCGGGCATGAATTGCAGCATGATAGACAACCAACCATGCTTGGCAAAAGGAATCATGTAAACATCAGGCAAAGTAATGGTTTCTTCGTGCAAATCCCAACCAGAACGTTCTCTGACCCATTTTTTTAACCAATGGAGTTGCTCACGATCACTGACTTCAAAATGAACATAATCATTTGCAATTTTAAATGATTCTAATTTTTGTTCTTCTGTTTTTGCCTTTTTTAACTTTTCCCAATTAGGTTCGGGAACAAGAGTTTTCTTCTTTTTTGGTACGAACGTTGCTTTTTTCTTTCTAGGCATTCCGAATCTCTTCGTTAATATCAATTACAGCATCTAAAAGAGGAGTATTGAGACTCAAACTTCGTAATGCTGCCATGTCTTTTGGAAAACAGTGCCCTCCATATCCGAATTTTCCATCAGGTCCCGGTACCTGAGTATGCGACCTTCCTATTCGAGGATCCATGGTCACTACATCAACCATTTGATCAAATCCTTCGAAACCACACTCGTTGTAGACTTTATACATCTCATTAAAAAACGTAACTTTGGTAGCAAGAAAACAGTTCTCAACGTATTTTGAAAATGCTGCCTGTTCTAAACTACAATATTTGACTTCTTTTAATTTATCGAGGCAAGGACGAAACAGTTCGTCCCAAAATCTACATTGATCGCCTCCAAAAATAGCAAATTCTTGTTCAAGAAATTCAACGGTGGGATCTCGATTTATATTAGACCCTCCAAGGAATTCAGGACTGTAAGTATATTGAGACACGTTGTTAATATTTTCTGAATAATTAACCAACCAGACTGGGTCAATGGCAGATTTTATTAAATAGTTATTATCACCGTATTTCGTAAAAACTTCTTCGACATGATCTGTGTTGCATGTACCGTCTTCTCGCATAGGAGTAGCAACACAGACAACTACACCGTCCGGTAGATCGATTTCTTCGTCACGATAGTAATTATGACCCTTGGCAGGATCATCAACAAAAACTTCAACGCCATTACGCAACTCTAATGCTGCTTTAACGGCAACCCCCACTGGTCCATATCCCGCAATTACGATTTTCAATTAAATACTCCTAATGCCCAATTTTCAGCAGTGTCATCTGCATACTGTTCGCTATGAGCAGTAACATCTACTGTTCTGAGGTACTTTTTATTCTCATAGAGTTCTACCATAAACCCTTTTTCGCTTTTCACTACAACGCCTTCACGTCTGCCATCTGCAGACATAAACCGCGACAGTTCTTCTGTGATAACGACACCACGTTTATGTTCATGTTTCATATTCTTGCCTCCAAATATAAGATCCCACTGTCGATCAAATTCACTTTGACTTACTGACAGAGGTCTTGGTTTACTTCCTTTTCCGTTCATACGATTATTTCTCTTTGCGACCACCAATCAGGTTTTTCGCGTTTTGACCATACTGAAAGGTCTTGCTTTGCTTCCCAGTAATAATTACGATATGATGTTATAGAATCATTTTCTACAATACATTGAGGATAGTGACCCATTGCAGGAGTAGGTTCGGAAAACCCTTTATGTTCTAGATTTTTAGGCGGAAGCATTAGAAACAATTCAAGTTTACGAAACGACTCGTGGACTCGATTGTATCGATGTGTATATTCTTTACACAAACAGGTCCAGAGATCGTATAACCATTCGTAGTTATTTGCACTTTTTCTCACCCACTTGTTAGAAGGGTGATTAACATGGCATGCTTTGTAAACTGCTTCGTTCATCTCACCGTCTTGAAGAAGATATCTAGCAATTTTTCTACCGTTTGCTGTTCTACCGTACCACAACTCACCGTCAAGCACACGATGAGTAGTACTCATGAGCTGTGCGTACTCGATACACATTTTTACTACATGTTTATCGTTGTGTTGTTGCGCACAAATTTCTGGATCTTCATTCAGATAAAATATATTCATTTTCTAGCAGCAGCAATACGCATGTCCCTTGTTGATCGTTGCATCATCGCAGCATTGAACCGACGAGTCTTTCTATTCCCATCAGGGTGTTGCTCGTTAATGATTGGTTCACTTCTCTGTTGTCTGCGCTGTTTTTTGAGTACGTCACCGTTGTTGATGATCAGTTCTTTGTACAGAGAAGAAAGAATCTCCCTTTCATAACTGTTCAACATATTATAGAGCCGTTTGTCTTTCTTTGTCAACCCTTTTCCAACTGCTCGCATCAATTTTGCTGTTCTTCCTCTCATCATTCACCTCTGTATATTGCATCAAGTACATCAGAGAACTCTTCCACCTTATCCATTCGATTTGGCCAATAGATGTAATCTTTCTCTGGGTTTGCTTTCAAGTTATTCAACAACGGTTGAATCGCATTGTACAGATTCTCTAGTCGAGTCTGATATTTCAATGCAGTGTCTGCTTGACCTTGTAATTCCGTTACAACGTCTAACTCTTCTTCGGTTACTGCCGTAAATCCAAAGTCGAATATTTCTTTACCCACGAACGTGCTCCTCTGCTCTGATACCACCGTGAATGTAAACTTCGGGGTCTAGTTCGATGAATCCTTCGGTTTCCATAAAATAGAAACCCTCATCATAAAACCCCTCCTTAATTCTATCTTGTTCGTCTTCATCAAACTTAAGTGGACCGTAGAACTCAAAGTGTTCAGACACTCCATCGTCAGTATAACAAAACTCGATCTCCTCGAAACAAACTTCGAGGTCATCTTCATCATCATACGCACACTGAAGAATCATACACTCGTCTTCGTCTTGCGGAGTGACCAACCACTCACCACTACGCCACCAAGTCTCGATGACCACTTGCTCGTTGTCTGGTCCCTCTTTCTTTAGAAACTGAAACTCTTGTACACTTTTCTTGTACTTGTTTCCAATGGCATACTCTTTACCGATTTCGAACTTCATACGAACCTTCCTCAACAAACACATAATATTCGGTTTTGTGATGCTTGTAGTTTTTGTCTCGTTTACGATCCAGCAACACCAACACACCATCATCAGTCTTTTCTGTTACCGTACCTTTTCGTCCCTTACGAAACCCACTGGTAATCTTAATCTTCATTTAACATCTCCACTGCTTTTACCACATCCGGGAAATGTGTTCCTAATATATCCCAGCACCTATCTGCTACCTCGATATGTTCTTTCTGTGTTCCATGACCGCGTCTTAGTTCGCAGTAATGAATCCATGACCGTAGCGTTCCGCTCATGTACACGGTTGTCTCTGTCAGTCCCTCGGGTAGTAATGCTCGTGCCTGTTCCTTTGCGATGCCACTATTGAGTGCCATTTCGTAGTAATCCTTAGACACCTTCGCAACCTCTGCCTGCATCTCATTGAAGACCTCCTGTGCCTTTTTCTGCTTAACCGGGTCCTCATCTACGGTACTTAATTGTCGGTTCGTAGGATGCTGTTTACGTGCTTCTCGTGAGGTGTTAAACCCCTCACTGACCGCATATCGCTGACTAAACTCCTGAAACGCAAAAGACCGATGCCGAATGATCTGCCTGCTGATGTCTCGTGTGGTTTTAATCTCCATGGTTACTGAAACCATCTCGAATGGAGACCAGTGACCTTCTTTGATCAAATAACGTAGCAACTTAGGTGCTGTCTTTTCGTTGTTCTGATTGCTCGGGTTAGACACCCTTGCGGCATAAGCAATCAACTCATTTGCAGTTTTACATCCAGTACTTGCACTCGGGGTGGTCATACCCACCAAACTTACTTCACAGGTCATATTTTCCATCCTCATAGGTTCCGGGT